TAGGCGATCTCCTCCGCCCGCTGCCGTGCCGCGAGATATGCCCCTTTCCCGGCCACCCGGTCCGCCACCAGCTTTTTCCCCAGGGCGGGAACATACCGGCCCTTTTCCTGTTTGTGTCCGTTTTCAATGGAGTTGGTGACGTAGCCCACGGCGTAGGGCTTGCCGGATCCTCCGTCCCGGGTGAAGGTCTTCTTTTTGGGGCGGACTGCGGCGTAGCCGCCGCCGGAGCCCACCACGGCCTCCTGCCAGCCCGCCGCCTCGCCGTTTCCCAGGCCCCGCTGGACCTCCACCAGGACGGCCCGGCCCATCTCCTCGTACATCTCCCGCCGCCATTCCGGGTACTCCCGCAGCAGGTCGTTGAAGTCCGCCGCCAGCCGCTCCAGCGCGTTCCGGTCCAGATATGCCGTCTGCATCACTTGTCCCCCTTTCGCAGGATCTCGTACTCATTCTTCCAGCCGTCCAGCGTGTGGGCCACCTGCACCACATACCGCGTGCCGCCTGCCTCCAACAGGCCCTTGGGCTCGATCTCCACCGCCTTGGGCGTCACCAGCACGTAGCACACGGTGGTGGTGGCCATGGGGTGGTCCTGCTCGTGGCGCAGGTACTTCTCGACGAGCACGCCGGGGAATGTGGGGCCGTTCTCTCCCCGGTGGACGTTGCCTCTGCACGCCACAGGCTCCACCAGCGCGGCCTGGACGTCCAGCCACCCGGGCACGTTCTCCGCGATGGAGGTCAAAAACAAATGCCGTCCCTTCCAGCGCAAAGCGTTGTGGAGGGTGAGGCCCTGCCGCCGCAGGACCAGGCGCACGTCCCGGGCCCCGATCCCCACCTTGGAAAAGAGGTTCGTCCGGTCCGTCAGCTCCGCCTCCGCCCAGGTCCGCCGCACGCTCTCCCACGCCCAGCCCCCCTCCACCGCGGCCAGCTCCAGCACCTCCACCCGCTCCCGCAGCGCGCTTGCATTGTAGTACATCTTCCCCTCCTAAATGTGCAGGCGGCGGGCTCCGGCGGAACGCCCGGACGGCCCCTACTGCGGCAAAATGCCAAAAAGCAGGCTGGTCGTCGTCCGTAATGGCATAAGCCCCGCCCGGACGCTCCGCCGGGGCCCGCCGCCCCGGTCCTGGATCATACTAGAAAACGCCCGGCTCACCGAGCTTGAGCTGATTGATGATTCTGCGCAGCGCTGGGTTTTCCTCCGCCCGGGGGTTGTCCTGGTCGGTCCGGCGCATCTCGTCATAGTAGCCCAGAGTGAGGCCAAAAGCCGCCAGCTCGTACAGGGACGCTCGGGCCGGCGTGTCTGAGATCCCGGCGCCGCTCAGGTACGTCACTGCCGCCTCATACAGGGAGCAGAGCAGCCCGTCCTCCTCATCCTCCGCGTGCATGTACGCCTTCAGCCGCGCCAGCTTGTCCGCGTCCATGACCGTCAGCCGCTGCTCTTCGGCAGCGTCGCCACCACAAAGCCCTTGTCCACGATGAGGTTTCCGCCCACCATGGCGTCACCCAGGATGGTGAGCATCCGCTCCACCGCCTTGACGGACTCATCTACCCGGACGGTGTAGGCGCCGAACAGGCCCAGCTCGTAGTTCATGGGGTCTCCGTACACCATGGTCTGGATGGCGGCGGCGCCCTGGGTCGAAGCGGACAGGGCGGTCAGCTTGGAAGAAATGGAGTAGGGTACGATGGTGCCGCCCTCCCGGATGGTTCCTGTGTTTGGATTTCCGGCATCGGGCACGATGTCGAAGAGCCTCCGCTTCTCGTTGGTCCCCCGCAGCTTTCCCAGCGCCAGCAGATCCATTTTGTTGAGGTACAGCCGGCAGTTTCCGCCCAGCTCCTCGTCTCCGCCGTAGGCGAACATCAGCTCCGTGAGCAGGTCGGGGCCTACCTCATCCACATCCAAAGAGGCATAGATGGTGCTGCCCGCCATGTTCTTGGCGGTCTTGACGCCAAACATCTCGTTGGTGGCCTGGCCGTCGCCGTTGAAGATCATCCCCACCGTGTCCCTGCGCATCGCCCGCATGGCCATGCCGAACACCTTGGCATAGTAGTTGGCGGGGGTGAGGCGGGAGATGTTCCGGTCCACGTAGCTGGTGGTGGTGAGCTCGTAGGGGGCGATTTTGGCAACGCCGAAGGTGGGATCGGCGGAGGCAGTGCGGGCCGTCCCGGCGGCGGTGGAAACCTTGGCCCCGTTGGCGGCAGGCTCGGAGATCACATAGGGCTCCAGATAGGCGGCCATGCCGGTAAGGTCCTGGACGTAGACCTGATCGATGATGGCGCCCACGCCGTAGCCCATGGCGTCCCGGATATCCGTACCCGCTCCGGTGGGCTGGGCCAGGGTGCCGGTGGCCAGTGTCACAGCCTTCTCCGTCTGGCGGGGCGCAAAGAGGGCCTTGGCCACCTCCATGGGAGCAAATTTCACTTCATCGCCCTTCATCAGCGCATTGCCCCGCTCCTCCGCCTTGTCCCTCTCCTCGGCCAGATCGGGGGCCTTTTCCAGGAACTTGCGGTCCTGCTCCCGGACCAGCTCCTCCACGTCCTTGATCTCATCGTTCATGGCCGCCACCTTGGCCATCTCGGCGCGGTACTCCTCCCGCTTGCCATCCTTCAGCAGAGCCTCAGCCCCCTCCAGCAGGGTGGTTCGCTGGGTTTTCAGGTCGATCAATTTTCTTCTCATGCTTGATACCCTCCATAATATCTGTTTTTTTCCATCTCCAGCAGGGCTTCGTCCTGCCAGTTCTGACTATCTTTGCCGGGCGCTTTGCCCGGAGGCGACCCTTCCGGGCCCTCTGGCCCGCCATAGCGTTTGACCACCCCCGCCGCCGGCTGCGCCGGGACCGGCAGCAGAGACACCTCATAGGCGTCGGCAGCTCCATCCAGCTCGACACAGCACTGCTTGCCCTCGTAGCAGCAGCCCTTGACGTGCTCACACCAGGCAGTGGCCCTGTCTGTGCCGCAGATGGTGCAGATGGCCCGCTCCATCGCCACCCCGACGCTGCACTCCCGGAGCAGTCCTGTCTCGATGGAGGCGATGGTGTCACCGTTGCTCTGGAGCCTCGGCATGTAGCACCGCAGCACCAACTGCCGCCCACCCTCCACGTCGGGCATCCCCTCCACGCTGGCGCCGTACACCCGGGCGGTCTGGCTCCCTGCGTTCCACTTGTGGTCCAGCAGTACCGGCCGTCCCACAAAGAGCTTAGCGAGGTCCTCCAGGGTGGCCTCGGTGAATCGCTCCAGATCCCGGTCCACCTGGTTGTTGCACGCCGCCAGGCGGAAGGTATAGACCTCCGCCGCCGCCAGGGGGCGCAGGGCCTGCCGGGCAATGAGTGCCAGGTCCTCCTCGGTGGCCTCGGCCTTCAGCAGCCGGGCCGATTTCATGATCTGTTCCATTAACTCTCCCTTCTGCCGGTCTCCGCCCGGATACGGCTCAGCTCCGGCCAATCCCGCAGGGGCACATAGTTGAGGCTGGCCCGCCGCTCGTCGCCCCCCGGCACATCCGGCATATCCTCCAGGGCCCTCACATCGTTGACGGAAAAGGGTCCCTCCTGCATCATATCCTTGTACCACTGGCCCCGGGCGGAGGTGTCGCCCCGGAGCTCCGCCATCATGTTGATGCGGACTTCCAGCCCTGCGTCCACCTGACTCATGGTCAGCAGCTTCCAGGTCCGCTCCTCCTCGTACTGGGTCACGCTGGGGTGGAGGGTGCCCACCACGTACTCGATGGCGTTTTGCTCGTTGGACCCATAGGCCTGTTTGCCCTCCTGGAGTTTGTAGAGCGGCACGCCGAAATACCGGGCGATGTCCCGCACGGAGACCTCCTTGCTCTCCACAAACTGGGCGTCCTGGTTGCTCACAGACAGAGGCTTGTAGTCCAGCCCAAAATCCAGGATGGCCACCCGGTGGCTGTTGTTGGGCCCGGCGTGGACCTTCTCCCATTCGCTCCTCAGCTGGTCCTTCCGGGTGATCCAGGCGCCGTCCGGCCGCGTCAGGACCTTTCCCTCCGGGTCCTTGGCGTAGCCGCCCAGGTCGCTCTCGGTGCGGAGCACGCCGGAGGGCTGGCCGCCGTTTTCGTAGTAGGCCCGCTCGTACTGCTGGGCCGCCAGGCTGGCGGCGATGACCTCGCTGGCCCGGCGGAGGACCCCCACGCCCTTCAGCCCGTCCCGGGAGGCCGCCTTGTAGTGGCAGATATCCTCCTGGGGCAGCCGCATGGGCTCCCCCGTCCAGGGATGGGTCACCGTGTACCACACCCGGCCGCTCAGGTCCCGCCAGGGCTCCACCAGTTCCCCCGGTATGGGGATGAGATCGGTGATGCGCCCGGTGCGCCCGTCCCGCAGAATCCACTCGTAGCCGTTTCCGGAGACCAGACGGCTGGTCTCCACCACCTTTTTTGCCACAAAGGGACTCATGGCCTCGTTGGGCCTCACGTTGAGCAGCCGGAGCAGAGGCAGGTCCACCCGCTCCCGGGTCCGGCTGTCCATGATGTAGGAGGGCAGCTTGCCCATGGAGTCGCTCAGGATCTCGATGCACCGGTCCACTGCGGACAGCTTGCGGGCCAAGCTCTCTCCGGCGTCGCTCCCCGCCGGAGCATACCCGGCGGCAATCAGGCTTTCCGCCGTCACCGCCTTGCCTGCGGCGGGCGTCCGGGCCAGGGACCGGATGCCCTGCGTCATGCTCATCCCTCCTCACCCCCTCCCAGGATGCTGAGCACCGCGCCGGCTATGACCAGCAGCCCCCCGGCGATGAGTCCGGCCGGCAGGTAGATGAGCCCTGCCCCGGCCGCCACCGCGGCGGCCCCCGCCACCAGCGCCAGCTCGGCGCCCCTGCGCCTCAGCGCCTTTTTCCATTTCTTTTCCACAAAACCACCTTCTCATCAGAAGAAACTCCGCGCTGCTCACAGGCTGAAATCAGGCCGCTGCATGGCGGTCTCCAGATCAATGGGCTGATTTTCCGCCACAATCGCCGTGGCCATGGCGATGATCCAGGCCACCGCGATATCGATGCGCCCAATGCTCCGGTTCTTCATGGGCTTCATGTTCTCGTTGCCGTCCACCGCGCACCGGACGTTTCCAAAGCACCACCGGGCGCAGGTGTTATGGATGTGGAGCATTCGGTGGGCCCGGATCAGCCGCTCAAGCTCTTTCATGGCCGGCGACATCGACGGCATGGTCTGCGGGATCTCCACCACCTGGACGCCCCGGTCCATCAGCCGCTGGGTCAGCGTCCGGCTGAGGTAGGGGTCTACCCCCAGCAGCGCCAGCTCGTAGCGCCCGGCAGCGTCGGCCACCGCCTCCTCCACCTGGGGGAAGTCGATCATATCCCCCGGGCAAAGGGTCAGGAACCCGGCCCTCGCCCAGTCCTGATAGGGCACGTGGTCCCGCTGCTCGGCCTCCCGCACGCCCTCCTCCGGCCGCCACGCCTGGAACAGCGCCACCCAGTGCTCCAGTCCTGGCTGAGGAGGGAACAGCAGGGTCAGGGCCGTCAGGTCCGTCGTGGTGGAGAGGTCCAGCCCCCCGTAGCACTTGAGTCCCCGCAGGCGCCCAAGCCATGCCTCCCGCTCGGCTTTGGCGGAGGGCCCCCACTGGGTCTTGTCGTAGAGGGTCAGGGGTATCCACCCCACCGCCTTCACGCTGATCCACTGGTTGAGCCGCAGCCACCGGAACAATTTCTCCCCCGCCGGGCTCCGTTTGGCCTCCTGGGCCTCCAGACGCAGGGCCCGCAGCTTCAGATGCTCCCCCAGGGAGGGGTTGCAGCGCCGCCAGAATCCCTCGTCCCAGATGTCCACCCCGGCCAGGTCCTCCGGGTCGTCTCCATACAGGGCGGTGAGTCCGTACAGCACCGGCAGCCAATTGCTCTGATCCCGGGCCAGCAGCTTCTCCATGGCGGACGCTAACTCATCGGGCGCGGCCTTGCGCAGGGAGAGGACCTCTTTGGGGTCTCCGCCCTCCCGCAGGATGGTCCGGAGCCGGCGGGCGTCCCGGATATCCACCGCCTTTTCGTGGATTTCCCATCCGATGCTCTTCCGGTCCGGGTCGTCTCCCGCCGTGGTCAGCACGATCCATACCGGTTGGTCATGGGCCGCGCCGGCGGCACCCGTCATGACGTCCCACATCTCACGGTTGGGCTGGGCGTGGAGCTCGTCGAA